CGTTGTTGTGTGTTGGGTTTCCTTCTTCGTCAATGCCTAATGCGTTGATTTTAGCACTTGCAGCACTTTTACTGCCAAATTCGTATTTCCGAAAATAATTCATATTCTATAATGGTTATAACTATTAATGATTATAAAGCTGTTAGTTCGATACACTCGCTATCAGTTAATGCCGTTGGGAAGAATAAAATTTGTTTAACCTTATTAGTTTTTAAATCCTCAAGGTAATCTATTGCAATTGTTTCAGTTAATGTATAATCCGTTGCGGCTTTACTTCCGTTTACAAATGCAGTAAGAGTTGTGTTATCCCAACGCAATAAAACTTTTGAATTTTGTTCTTTAGGTAAACTTAAATATGTGAAGTACCATTGAGAAGCAATTGTATCTCTAACTCTTAATTCTTCGGATGAAGCATCGTAATATAATCTAATGTACTTGACTGAATTAACGTGATAGTCAAAAATATAAAAATTTTCAAGTGGGCTAAACTCAACCAATGCAGTACCTTGAGTGCTACCAAATATGTCATTGCTTTGTAGTGAAGCAAGAGACGGCACATCCAAAGACCTCGTTTGACTTGTCCCATAACAAGGTATGTACGATGTTGCGTAGCTTCCTTCTTCTACTTGTGCGCCATATATATAACCACCACTTGTTCCATCTCCTGTAAATTGAGCAATACCTGAATCGTTTTGGTCAGTAGGCTGAAAGCGAATATTAGTAGTCATTGCCCCTGTCAATGTAGCGGTAAATGTCGCACTTACTTTATACCAACCATTACCATAATCCACAATACTACTTGAATCAAATTCGCTATCTAAATAAGAAGTAGTTCCATCAGTTAAATCAAATGCAGCATTACGGAAAAAACCATTTATTCCACCAATTCTAAATAAAAAGTAATCATATCCATTAGCTTTGACAAATACAGAACTTGTATAGGATTGTCCAAGAGTAACGGAATATCCACTACTTATTCTATGATAATTTTCAGTTGTATTTGCAATAAAACTATAAGCATTCTGCAACCCTTCTGGAGATTCAGTTGCATTTGCAGTAATTGTATTTCCTTCAATATTTGTCCAATCACCAAAGTACTCGCTATTAGCAAACAAATTCGTTCTCTGAGGCTCAAGTTTCAGCGCAGGACAAGAACTATCCGTATAATCTAATCTTGGTACATTGTCTGTAATACCTCCATAAACGGCAGCAGTAGTCGTTTCTATATAGTCCCTTGCTACAAGTCCCTGCTCAAGTTGGGCATCTTGGAGAGTGATGACATCACTTGTTTGAGTGTCAGTTCCATCAGTTACATATAAGTACCAATTACCACTTGAGGCATTTATAGTAACTGAAATTCTCCACCATTGAGAGTTGTATGTCTCTACATTAGTATCAATAATAATGCTACCATTTGTATTAAAAACCGAACCATCCTCAAGGTTAAAAGTTGCCCAGCCATTTGATGAACCAAAGAAATACGGCTTTAGACCTACACCTGTCTGCTTCTTTGCATAGATGCTAAATGTCTGCACTCCATTGATAGTAGTGTCATTATAGTAATCACTTGATGCAGCAGCAAATTTTGCAAAAGTCCAAGCACTTGTTCCGCCATCTTTATCTGCTTGACCACTTGTCCAAGTAGCAGCTCCTGCCCAAATAGCATTATCAAATGTATTAGAATAGGTAAAGAGGTTTTGCGTTTCCTTCTCAATTAACCCATCTGCATTAACCCTTGTTGCAGCAGTTGCTCTGCTAAAGGTAAAGTCCCCACTCCCATCTGTTGGCTTTATACTATATAACTTGCCATCTTTATAGGCACTTGGAATCATCACTAAACTTGCGTCATCAAAAAGACTCATAATAAATCATTTAATTCGTTAATAATACACACCCCTGCCTCTGCATCGCCACTTGCCGCCTCACATCTCGTATCATCGGCATCGAATAACTAACGGCCTGCGTCTGCTTATGGGAATATTCTTAAATCAGTTACGGCACATTCAAAACCTTCTATAACGCCACCATCTTCATAGGCTCTATCTTTTAATGCTGCAACTACTTGAATATACCAGTAAATATCACCCCAATAAATAGAATTTAATAAACCACTATCAGTACCCCACCAAGTTGAGCCATATATAGCACCATATCCTTTTTCGTTAATCATTTTTATTTTCTTTAAATGTGATAATAACCTCTACCCCCCAAGTGTTGTTAGAAAATTCATTCATTGTTCTTGTACATTAAATACCACTTATGCCCAGTATAGCCTATCGCTACAATAGTTAAAATAATTTTTAACCCTAGTTCTATGTTAGTAAAATTAATCGCTAGTACAGAAGCGTTAAGTCCGTATATTTTCAAATCAGTTAGGTTCATTTCTTTTTCTTCTTTAAGTACTCAGCTAACTTTTTTAAGTTAATTGGTTTTACTTGATATTTTGATTTTATAGACACCATCCTACGAAATTAGCGTCTTTGTCAGGATTCATATCTTCGTTTGTGTTCGTGTTGTACTCTGGAAACAAATTCTGATTGAAATCCATATAATCAATAAATCTTCGAGTATAGAAGTCAGCAAAGTTTCTGTGTTTTTGTGTTAGAAAGTCTACCTCTTCTTTTGTAGGATTGTCTGCGTTTTCACTTCTGTGTCTAAATAACCCTCCGTTTCGTAATTCGTAACTTGCGAAAGGTAAATAGTCTACCATAGCAAAGTGAATTAACATAGGTTGTATGTAATCCTGAACTAAATTCAAATAATCCCCAGATAAAGTCCCTGCTATAATATCGGCACTAATCTTATTGTAAAGGTCAGTACCTAAATAGTTTTGGATATGCATCTGCTGAGAAATCTTTATGAACTGAATAAATTTATCAGTATCGACATTCCCATCAATAATGCTATTTCTTACTAAATCTTCCCTTTTTATAAATAACGCAGTAGCCATATCTTATCCTTTATAGTTTGGATGGTGTCCATTGTTAGGCATATCCTTTGGTGCAACTTTAGCTGTTTCATATTCTCCGCCTTTAGGAACATAGCTTTTAGGTATATTGTCTACCTCCTCGCTACTTGCTAAAGACTTGTCTTCATAGAAGCTACCATCTGTTTTCTTCTTTAGTCTGTAAAGATTCTCATTCCAAAAATGGCCACAATTAACACCGCCTTTGTGCTTAAAAAGTGAGTAGTTTTGACCTTTATGTCCGAAAGAATTATTTACTCCCTGAAAACTTGCTTGGTCAATATCTTCTTTTCGATACACTACACCGCTCCCTGTTCTTGACATCATATTACGACAGAAGGTTCTTGAATTATTGCTTGAGTATTTTTCTGCATACTCATATCGAACCTTATAATAACTCTTATCTAAAAAACTTGGCTCACTTGGTTTAGACTTAATAAAGTCAGCTAACTTTTGTAACCCTGTTTTCTTTTCCTTAATTAAACGATTTGCCCAAGCTTCAACAGATTCGTTTTCTTCTAAATATTCTCTTTTGTCTACAAGTTCCCATTCATCGTCCATAACCTCACCCTCTAAGTCTTGCTCTAAAGCTTCAAATTCTTCGTCTGTTAAGTCTTTTAAATCACTACTTAACTTCTGACCAGTTTCTTCTTCTACTTGTTCCTTAGTTAAAGCGTTTTCTAAGTCTACAAACTCCAACGGTTGTAAGGTCTTAAAATATAGATTTAAGGAAGCATTGTTAAAAGATAGTACTTTGTCAAAGGCAGTTAGTAAAAGTTCCTGAAATGGTCTAATAACGGTGTTATCGAACAAAATAGAAGCAGTCTTTAACTCATCTGCGTTATTTCCTAATCCTGTGTTATCTTTAATCCCTAATAACATAGGAGAAATAATACGGTGAGCAACCATAATCTTACGCATTGACTCATCACTTAAAAACTGATATTGATTGTGAGCATCCGATAGCTGAACAGTGTCGATACTAGCTTGTGATTCTACATTATCAGAAAAAGAAAGAATAAACTTACCTGCGTTAGATGTTCCGCTAAACTTTTGTTTTATTTTGTTTTCTATTATCTCTTGGGTTTCTTCATCTGGAACACCATTAGAGAAATTAATAAGCATAGAAGGCGCAAGACCGTTCTTAATATTGTTTAAATGATAGTTAGAAACCTCCTCTTCTAGTTCAGCATACTGAAGCCCCCCTTGATAGTCCACAGGTGAATAATAATAAAACCCTGCTCTATAAGGCTTAACACAAAGAATTTCTATTTCGTCTTTAGAAGTACCAAAAGCACTAAAGCGAATAGGCTTGTCAGAAGGTTTTTTACTTGCCCAATCGTTAAAATAATAGTAAGCATCTATTACCCCTTCTTCGTTAGCTTTGCCTGTTCTTAAAGTTTCTATTGGAAAGTGTGCTACTTCTATGATTTTTTTGTGTGGTTTGTCATAAACTACCTGCATAGCACATTGACCCATTAATTTAAGGTCATAAGACAGCTTTCTTACGCAGTCATCGTGAAACAAAGACTTCATCATTGCGTATTCCTCTAACTTCTGTGAAGAATCAGTAGCATCCAATCCCCTACCGAATATCATTTGACTGATACCGTTAATAGCAGCGTTATTAGTTGGTGATGCGTTATAAAGGTCAATTAAATGTTGGTAGTAATTATTGTCATCACCATAGCTTACCCACTCGTCCCTTTTGTTTTCTGTGATTTTTGGGGCAGTATAAGAAGCTAATTCAATTATTTTTATACTCATAATATGATATAATCGTTATCGTATGTATTTTCGGTAGTGTATTGATTTTCGTTTACGGTGTAACTTGCTATTACTTGGTCTGTACAGAAAATCTTATCCTTGTAAATTACATCGCTACCAAACTTACAAGTCATATCGTAAAATCTATTTTCAACTAACGACAAAGTTAAATCAAAAGTCATATAATCGCCACTAGTCGATGTAGCAACCGAATAAGTCGTAGACTCATTTGTACTATTATCCCTTAAAATAACATCTATATTAGATTGATATTCTCTAGGTATAATTTTAAGCGTTTGAGCAGAAGTACTTGTCGTTAAAATCTTCATACTTATAAAACGATTATATTTTGGATTTTGTGTAAACCTAAAACAAAAAAAAAGCCACCTATAAAAGATGGCTTAATTTAAAGTCTAACCTAATTACGGCTCAATTTGAGTAGCACTTGCATTAGAAGTTACAACAGTTGAAGTAACAAAGTAAGCAGGAAGTGTTTCTTGTGCAGAGAACACTAAAGTAAACCCTGATAAATCACTCATTGCAGCACCAGTTACGATAGTTCCTCCACTAACATCAGCACCGTGCGCAGCACCAATCAAGAAGTAGTTACCGTTGTAGTCCTCTACGAAGATATGTGGTCTTGCTTTGGCAATAGTTACAATTTCTTGTTGTGTTTCTAGGTCTAATTTAGTTA